GCCCGATTCGTAAGACCCCGAAAATAGCCCCGTACAGTAACCCGAACAAGTTTAAGCACCCCGAACCCGAATAAAACCGCTTCGGCGCTCTGGCGTGCGTTTCAGGGCCTCTCAGGCCCCGCCAAGGGCCGCGCCCACTGCGCAGCCCTCTATTCCGCCACATCTTCGCTATCGCAAGTTATGCTAATTTGTTCGGATTCTATGGGATTTTGTTCAGGTGTTACATCAATCATGCGATCTTTAGCGCGGGTCATAAATTCTTGGAGTTGTTCAACGATTTGATCACGGGTTAGGTTCTCAACGTTTTCGTGGGTAACGTGGCTACGAGCTACCATGAGTCCTGTTACTTTCAGGCGCAGTTCTTCTGCTTTAATTGCTGCTCCGAAGTTCCCTGCTTCCCATGCTTCGTCTCTGAGTCGCTGCATATCCCGAACAGATTTGGTTATTGTGACTCCGTACTTGCTTTCGAGTTCGGTTCTCATTTCTTCCATGCGTTCGCGCACGACTGGGTTATTGAGGAGTTGCACGGCTCGCACGTTTGGCGATTTGTAACCGGCTGCTCTTGCTGCTCCTGTCTGGGTCATATCTTTATGAATGTAGTTATCCAGAAACTTCTGTTGTTGTGGCTGCAATCTGCGTCCACCTTTTTCGATCTGCTCACCGACTTTTGGCATGTTTTATTCCGAACAATTTACTGGGTTATGATTTGGTATTTTGTTTAGGGTTTTTGATCTCATGGCTGACGTGTATTGCGACCCGTCTTGCGCCTGCCATTGTATCCTTGTTGCGTTACCGCCTCTCAGCTTATCCTTGTACTTGTGGACTTCGACGACAACGAAATGGGTTACGACCTTTTTCTTTCCTACTGTGATCAGATCGTAGAACATCTGGCCGACCTCTGGTTCCGAGTGCAGGTAGACCTTATACCTGCCTTTTGCGTCTCGCATGTATTTTGGAAAGTTCAACATCGTTCGACGATACCCCGACAGGCCCGACAGGTCAACACCATAACAACCCATTTCTTCCCATACTACAGATCCTCAACATCAGCCCCTTTTCATCCACATCAGAGAGGGGGCCTTTAAGCCCCTCTATATGTATATATAGAGCAGTCATCTTGACGCTAAGATGTATTTGATAACAAACAACAATCTACGTCAAAATCAACTCTTGACGCTGTTGACGTAAACCACTTAAACCGTTGATTTAATTCAACAATCTACGTCAACATCAACTACGTCAACTTTGACGCGGCTTTTTCTTGACGTAAATAATCGTTTATAATCAGTACATAATTTTTCTTACATTTTCTGCTTGACTTGCCTATATGGTATGGTTATACATGGGACATCTAGTATAAAACGGAGTATATATATCATGGATGATTGGACAACACAGGAAAAGATTGAAGCCATTGAAGAGGTGATTGCTGATAGCAACGTAGAGCTTGCTTACGCGGAGGCTGATGGCTCTAATTTGGTTTATGAAATTCGTCAAGTTTTGGCTGAATCATATCGCCAGTTAACTGCACTTAAAGCGGAGACAGTATAATGACACAGTTTGAAAGCACAGCCAAGGGCCGCATTTTACGCGATTTGAGCGGCGACCTTATGGATAGCAACCACGCGACACGGCGGATGTTTCGCTGTTGGTTGGACGGTTCTTATCTTGGCGAGGATCACTACCGCGCTAATCTGGAATTCATCAAGGGCAATAGCCATGACCGCAAGGCCATGCGTTCTTTTATCATCAACGAGTTCTGTAAGTATTCGGCTCACGATGCGCAATGTTCTGCGGGTTACGCGCAAAATGTTATCGCCAAGGCTTTCCCTATCGAGGCTCTTGCGCTTCTCAATGACGCCTTGATTGACGAGGCTATTGAGTTTGGCGCAGAGCAAGCGGAGGCTGCGTAATGTTATATATGGCATATGGAATGAACACGAACAGGGACGCAATGAAAGTACGTTGCCCGAAGGCCAAGGCGTTGGGCGGGTTTTACCTGCCCGACACACGGTTGGTTTTTCGCGGTGTTGCTGACATTATGCCCGACGAGAACACGATCTGCCCTGTTGTGCTGTGGGAGATCACCGATGATTGCCTGCGTGCGTTGGATCGGCTTGAAGGTTATCCGACATTATACGGGCGGCGCAAGATGAACGGCGATTGGATCACTTACGAGATGAACGACAAAAGCCGAACAAGTCCGCCTAATGGTGGCTATTACAAGATGATTGATGATGGCTACAATGATTTTGGCTTGGACGATTACTGGCTGCGGCGTGCTTTAGCCGATGCTGAGGAGGAAGCAGCATGAAAATACCAAAAGAATTACAGTATGAAGGGGATTGGCCTTGGGTGACGTTTAAAAATACTTCAAAGCAGGGACTAGCTGTAAGCAAAGATGTTGGAGGGCTGACATTGGTTGCAACATGGGTAAGAACGGACAGTTTTACCAAGGAAACCGCGTGATGGATTGGGGAGATTGGGAGGATTGGTTAATTCACGGCGTTAGTTTTGCGCTTGTGGTGTTTTGGATTGCTGGCGTTTGTGCTGGCTGGTTTTAGGAGAATGACTATGGAGAAAAGAAGTTATAAGGCTTGGAGTGAGTACGACGACATTACGTTGGTTGATTTTCGTGACAAGGGTGTTGCCATTCGCATTATTGCGGGTGTTATGCAGCGCACGGAATCGTCGATCCACAACCGCATTGCATTTTTGAAGGTGGGTACTAAGAAGAAGATTAAGTTGCATTTGGAACCCGAACAGAAATTCCTTGATAAGTATATTAAGTGGGTTGATCGGATGGTATTTAGGCGCTAGGATTTAGGTGCGGACTGGGGAGTTCGCGGCCTCTTACTTGAGGGTTTTTTACTTTGAATTGAATCAGAATTAGGGCGGTTTTTCCGCCCTTTTTCGTGTTTGGAACCCGAACAAGTGTTTGACTTGACCCGCGCGATTTTGCGGGGTATTTTGATTTTGCAGCGGTTAGTCCTCAACCTGTACCGCCTGCACTGCTCGAACATCAACTCCCCCGCTTGGCTAGGTTTCGCACTGCAACGGCGGGGGTTTTTTTATGCGTTGTGGTTTTGGTGATCACGTAACCATACCAATCATCGTATGTCTAAGAATCCCGTTTCTTGTAACATACATGGTTTTGGGCGAGTTTCCCCCGATGACAAAACGGATTTAAATCCCGATTATAATCCGCCCCGAACATAATATTTCTTATTTAGTCCTTGACCCCCGACATAAGATTTGTTATGCAGGGTTATCTAGTAAACAATGGAGAGTTATCATGGGCTTAGATATGTATTTAACGGGCGACAAGTTCACGCCTACGCATGACAATAAGCACAAGCGTGCTTTAGTTGACGGCTACGAGGTTGAGAGCCAACGGCTTGCATTAGGCTACTGGAGCAAGAATTGGGCGTTGCACGATTTCATCTCAGAGAAGTACGGCGATGGCGAGAGCAAGGTTGAGCTTAAAGACGAGGAGTTGCTTGAGATTGCGGACGCTGTTGAGCAGGGGTTGCTGGTTGACCCCAATGACGGCGGTGACATGCCGCATTATCAGGAGGTTTATGCGTATCACAGAGAACCCGAACAGGTTGCTAATACGGTGAAGATTTTCCGAGATGCTCATGACTGGGTTAGTCGCAATGATGGTTTTTGGCGTGACGTTACATATTACGGGAGTTGGTGAATATGGCGTTAGAGAATCATCTGATTGATGAAGTAAGCCATACAAAAAACAAGGAGGGGTTGATCATAAGTTATTCATCATACCTTGTCTCTAATCAGCGTGGCGTAAGTCAGTTTTTTGAGGGTAAGAAGATTTGGTATTTGTCTCAGCAGGCCAAAAGGATTGGAATTATAACGCGAAAAGATTTCTTGAGCACAATGCAGATTTATTCTGAGGGTGACACTTACCATTACATTTATTCTTTTATGGGTAAGGATGGGAAATTTTTATACATTGGTCAGACGCAAGACTTTGATGTGAGGATGAGGCAGCACAAAAGAAAACACTGGTGGGGATCAGTTTTAGAAATACGGTTGGAGCGTTCTTCATCTAGGAAGGTTGCCATTAAAAGGGAGAAAGACCTTATCCAAAAACTCCGTCCTAAGCACAATAAGGAGTTTTTGAGCAACCCGAAAAAGCTGAAGAACGGGGATGTTCCCCCAGTTGTTAACGTAAAAATCGACTTAGAGAGGATTAGTGATGAGTAAGATTGGAAATTATGTGGTTGAGATGCAGGAGATGGTAAGCACCCGACCCTGTCCATATTGCAATGGTGATGGGCAGGTAGAGGTTGCTTTAGCTCCCGATTGCTTCCGCGAGGATGATTGCGAGAACTGCAACGGTTCTGGAGAAATTGTATTGGAGGATGAAGATGAGTGAGCGTGATATGGAACGTATGTTGGACGAGGTTTTTGAAAAAGTATTCGGGAGTAAATGGTAATGGAGAAACCGACTTTTCGTTACTTGCTTGACCGCTTGGGCGATGTGAAGACGCAATCTGATCTTGAGGATGTTAAGTATGAGATTGAGGGGTTTTTGCCCCTTGATCGCTTTGAGGAAACTCAGGATTTTGACGTTAACTCTGCAATTTTTAAGGTGAAGCGTGACTACGTTGAGCGTGCTTTGGTGAAGTCCGACACGTTATACGAGGCTTCGGACTTGCTTGGCTTAAAGAGTTATCAGGTTTTAGTTAACTGGATGAAGAAGCTAGGGATTAAGAAATGATCTTCTGGCATTTACTTGTGTTGACCTACACTGTTGAGGAGCACACGTTTGAGGCGATGATTGCGTTTAAAGACCAGTTAAGTTGCGCTGCGGCTATGGATAAGATTTATCCTGTGATTTATTCGGAATATCGTGATAGCATGGCGCAATGTATTAAGACTGAAGATGCGTCTGGTTATACGGTTAGGCCAAAACCGCGTCCGAAAGGTTTATAATGAGTTTAACTCCTGAGCGTGTGGAGAAAATTATTTCGGGTGTCTTGCAAGAGATACCCGATGACGACCTTTCTTTGTCTGACATGCGAAATTTAGTTGTCGAACTTTTATTCGGGTTAGGTTTGAATCCGAGAGATATGCCGTTATTTTTGATAATCTTGGTTGATGCGTATATGGGTGAGCGAATAGTTGATCAAATAAAGAAAGGGTGATATAACCCGAATAAGTTAAGTTTGGAGAGATGAAATGGCTACACCCTCACCTTTTGCCACCAGTTTTAGGCAAGACCTTTCTTCGATGCAGGGAAACCCTCAGTTTATGGGTGGTATTGGGTCTATGCTTCAGCAGTACCGAGCGCAAATGGGAGGTGGACAGCCTCAGCCCGCACAGTCTCAACCCCAGCCCGCGATGAATCAAATGGGTGGAGCAAACGCTCTACGGGAAGGTTTTCGCGCAAGAATACCAGAGCAGTATCAAATACCAGAAATGCCGTCTGCGAATATCTCAATAGCGCAACAACAACCACGATCACGACCCACGACGTTTGGCCCAGAAAGTTTTGGGACATTTGCTCAGCGGTTAGAACCCGCAAACCCATTCGCAAACAACGAGCAGTACAATGCGATGATGGAATATCAGAAGTCCATGCAGCCTCAGCAAGAGCAGATGGACCGCATGAATGAGTTGCGCACGGCTTTTGAGGGCACTGGCGGCTATAAGGATTACCGCATTAGCCAGATGGAGCAGCAGTTACAGCAGCGGCAACAGAACCCTCGGATGGGCATGGGCCTTGGTGGTATGCGCCCGACAGGTATGAATATGTTCGGCGGAATGCCTAGACCGCAGCAGAATGTGTATGGCGGTCAGCGAGGCTTTGGAGGCAACCCGAACAACTATGGTGGCGGACAGCAGGGCGGTTACGGTATGCCGCAGATGCCACAGCGCAACCCTTACCAACAGGGCGGTTATGGCGGTTATGGTCAGCAGCAAGGTGGTTACGGGATGCAGGGTGGTTACGGTCAGCAGAATCAGTACCAACAGCAGCAATATCAACAGCCTCAGCAACAGTATCAAAGCCCGTACCAACAGGCACGTCCGCAACCGCAACAGTTTGGCGGCTACGGCATGGGTCAATCTTCACAAGGTGGGTATGGTGGTTACGGCGGCATGTCGAACGCTTACACGCCTCAACAATACGGTCAACAAATGGGCGGTCAACCCCAACAATTTGGTAGAATGTATTAAAGCATTTCGCTATAAGTTTGGTGTGGGTGGTTTCATCTAATAAAAATACGCTTAGTCACGGGAATGACGGTTATTTTGATTGGTTGCGTTGCTACCAGACTGCGCCAAACGACTTGAACATCAACGGCCACCCACACGATCATTCTCTTGGAAGTCCGTACCTGTTTTTCATCTGAGTAACGGATTGGTGTGACGTTCCGAATATTTCGGCTATGTCGGCCACTGTCATACCTTTGATCAGCATCTTATTTACCGATGAGGCTTTCTGACTGAGTTCTAGGAGCTTTGGCGCTCCGCCCAGCTTACCGAAGTGTCCGGTAGATGCGTATTGTGGTATTTTAAGTTTTGAGTTCATTGCTCTATCAGTTTTGTTTTGGTTTTCCCAAGCTCTTTTGTATATGTCTTGGTACTTGTTAATTTGCCATTCTTGTAATTCTTGTTTCACTATTCCACGTCCTTTTCGGCTTTTAGTTTTGTGTCAAGTATTTCTAGGAGAGCTTCGATCTCCTCCATTTGTTGCTTGACCGTATGGTTCCCCCTTTCGTCGGCCCTTTTTCTTGCCGTCATAGCGCACCGTCTAGTCCTCTCTAAAACTATAGCAATATCTACGTCCATCGTGCGTCTCCCTTCAGAATGATTGCATCGCCTACAATGCCTGTGTCGCACATCTTTGAAGCCTCTTCGTTGAAGGGTAGTCCTTTTAGAAGTCCCTCTTCGTTAACGAGCACTTGGATGTCTGGGTCAGTTGGTGATCGAACCATCTCGACTAATCCACCGACCAGTTCTTGCGCACGTTCTAATGACGGCGCTTTTGTTTCGAATACATGAATCATATCTTTTCTCCTATGTGATCTGGGATTATTACCATAGGTTCCCACCCGGCGCAAGACAAAAGTTAACAAACTACCGGGTTTTGTTAACCCGAACAACTTATCGGATTATAAATTATCTCGACCTGTCTGGCGCTCGTATTCCCCGCATGACAGTGGACCACCAGAAACGCCGAGCCACTTTTCTGTTCCGCCAGTTGACAGTGAGTATTTGCGGATAAGCCCTTGGGTCATTGCGATTTTAACTGTGTCTTTGACAGTTGTTACGCCGAGTCCTTGAATAACAATAACGCACGGCTCCTGTGGTGGAGTAAGCATTGCTGTGTTATAGACGCCATCCTCTGAACCTCCGAGGGTAACGGCGCGGCCTTCGTTTTCACGCATACGAATGTAGTCTACGATGTGAGCCACGCGATCTCTTGTTGCCTGAGACATAAGAACTGAGCGTAAATCCGCTGATCTATCCACCAGTAGGCCAGTGTCGGGATCACGAATGAAGTTACGGATGTCGCGGTTGGCTGGTCCGTTTGACTTTACGACTGCGCCATCGAACACTGCGTTACGCGAGTATTCCACGCCGAGGTCACGACAGCGTTGTTTACCTGTGCCTTCATCGACAGACCAGACTGCGAATGCAGAACGCACGCCATCAACGATAGCGGATGTACCTCGAATAAGGTTACGCGCTTGTTCCGGTGTTGTGACTGGTTCGTTGTCTTTGATCTTCGCCATGTGGTGATTGACCATGACAGTTGCGCCAGTTTCGGTTGCCATCTGAGCGAGTAGGCCCATGAAAGCAGCCCCAGCGGCAGGGTCAGCGTTTACATCTGCGTGAACGAATGATGCCATAGGGTCAATTACGATTAGTTTTAGCTCAGAAAACTCTAGCATTTGGTCATAGATGCGCGAGAACTCTTCGCCCATCAGATAGCTATTGTCGAACTTTTGCATGATTGGGAAAACGCCACCAAGGTTGGGTAGAGGCAGAACCCGCAGCTTGTGTGCATAGCTTTCTCTTGCACGTTTGGGGTCAAGGCGCGATATGCGCCTGTGCATTTCGTCCTTGTCATCTTCCGCAGTGATTAGGATTACATCTCCGTGCTCTGTAACTGTGCCACCGAACGAGCTTTGCATTGGCGTACCGGATGCGATCTTCATTGCGAGGTCTAGCGTCATCATGCCTTTACCACTGTCACCAGCGGCGGCGAATACGCATGGAACTCCAAGAGGAATTGTATCTGCGATCAGGAACTTCTGCTCTGGTGGCCTGCCAATAAAGTATTTGTTTACAATCAGGCTGTCATCAAGCAGGGAGATTGGCTTCTTGATTTTGCTTTCCTGCGACTTGATGAACTTTTCGATGTCAAAGCCTTCGTCAAGAGCGTCAGCAGCGTCCCACTTCTCTTCCTTTGTGGATGGGATTTTAAGTGTGAGAGTTGTTTTGGCTCCAGCTTCCTTGGCTCCAGCTTCGACAATGCGTGATAGTTTCTTGCCAGCGTCATCGTTGTCAGGCCATAGGATCACTTCTTTGTTGCGCAGTGGCGTGAAGTCAAACTTCTGTGCTGTGTTTTCGGAGAGCATACCCGCACCACCAATGGTACAGGTTGCTGCGTATCCTAGCTGAGTTAGAGCATCTGCGCACTTCTCGCCTTCGACCCAGATGATTTTATCTGCGCCCAAAATGTTCGGGATATTGTATAGGGGTCTAGGCTCCGGGATTCCTTGACGGCCATCCATGAATTGACGGAATTGTTTCTTTGGCTTCCCGGCGCTATCCCGAACAATTTCTCCGGTTACGTCCCGGTCAAAGTATTTGCGAACGGTAACGAGAACTACACCATCGGCGTCCGTGTAGGAATATTCATCCTCGAATGGCGTGCTGGGGCTTATAGATCGTTTTTGTTCGGGTTGTTGTGGCGCGGCTGCGGGAGGTGGAGTTGCCATGACAGAGAAGTTAACTGGATTGTTCGGCTTAACGATATTGACAGGTGGGGCAACGTAGTCTTGCGAGATGTAATCTTTGAAGTGATCAAAGGTTTCGGCAAGGGAATATCCACGGCCTTCTTTTAATATTTTAGAGATGCCACCAACACCATCGCCTGACTCGAAATCTTTACCGCTCAGAAACCAAGGACTGCTAGTGTCGATGTTTATGACCAAAGACCTTCCGGCCTCACCTCTCAGCGATCCAATGAAGAACTCCTTACCTCTTCGGACGCCTGCTGGGTATGTATCTACCAGTGCTTGCAACTGTATGCTGCGAGGAACTTCGCTTGAAATTCTCTTTGCGACCTCTCTCGCCGTCTTGCCAAAACTTAAAATATTCATTATATTGTCCCTGTCCACAACTTAACTACTAAATATGGGATGCCGCCCACCAAGCGCGTCCCATATTTTACTCTTTCCAGCATGTTTCACGAAACTCGCAAAACTTGCATAAGAAGAAATCTTTACTTTGAGCAATACGCGGTAAAATGTCATTGGCTTTTGCAGCCGTCAAGATGTTAACCGCGCGGTCACTTGCCTCTTGAGCGAGCTTTGCATTGTATGGCACCAATTCGTAATACACTTCTGAGGTGTTTTTATTTACAACCGTGAACAATGCGGGGTTTTTGCTCAGGTCCATGTAGGTCTGGTATAGCGCCAATTGCGTTGCGTAGGTCTTGTTTGCCTTCTCAACACCATGCCGAACGAATGCTTTGAACTTGCTATCGTTAGCCGACTTGCATTCCCATAGTGATGGATAGGCCATATCGACTGGGCCATCACAAACAACGCCATCAATGTGTCCTTTGATCTCGCCATCAGCGATAGAGAAACCAAACTGCTTGCCGTCCTTGTCTTCTGTGCGAAGGTCAAAACCAGCGTCTCTGAGCCACTTTGATGCGTAGTCCTCAATCTCATGCCCGAACTGGAAGATGCGCAGTGTACGGGCCGTAAAAGCCTTGTCAGGATCAATGGGTTGGTTCAGGTAGCGGTACTGTATTTTGCGAGAGCATTCATCGCCAATACTTGATGCGCCGATATACTTGCGGCGCTCGCGCTTTTCTTCTCCTGCAACAATCGCGTTATCCACTGCCTCAGTAATCTGTTCGGCAATAGGGTCTGTCCTAGAACGGGATTGAAGTAGAGGGCCAAGTGCCTGTTGACTTAAAGTAAGTGTCTTCGAGTTTTCCAATGTTTATCTCCGCTGCTAGACGTTTTGATTCTTGAATTCCAAAAATTAGGGTGTGGACTTGCTCTTCTGTAAGATCAGAAAAGCGTGTGCTCCATCCGAATATCCCTAATATATGGGCCAGTTCCTTCATTGGTTCTGGCGCTGCTTCCATGTTGCTCAATGTACTGTCTCCTCTTCTGCTGTCATTAAATCCATTACGCTGTTGACTTCATCGGGATCAATATCATCGTTCCTGAACGCTAAACTCATAACGGTTTCTCCCTTGATCATTATGTTTGCACTGCCAAAAATAATTGTTTGATCAGAGTCATGTATTTTGTCATAGAGAATTTCTCCCGCAGATTCCTGCACTTCCGCCATGTCGTTGCTGTTATTTACCCAGCAAATAACCTTAGATTCGGCGCTAGTTATTTCGCCGTCATCTTTTTCGACTATAAAGAGGTGCATTTCAAATCTTGGCATTATGTATTGCCACCTTGAAATTTAATTTGCTCGACTTTTGGCTTTGGGTTTTCCGCAATTAGTTCAGCCCCACATGAGAGATAACCACAGCCATCAATCCAATGGTCTGGGTTTTCTGGGCTAGATTTTATACGGGCCACCTTGAGCAAATTCATCATTACAGCCACGTCATGTGGTGCTATGTGCATTCCAAGGTGAATGCTCCAATATTCAGCTATGGTTGTCAGATTTGACTCCATATACCCATGTTGGGCAGCGCGGTCTTTTGTGACGTATTCTTTTGCCGTGTCGAGCACTTCACTACGTTTCATATCTTTCTCCCTGTCATCTTCTCCCAGTTGTCTGAGATCAGTCTATCAATTTGGTCACGATTAAAATAGTACCCTAAGCAACAAGCCGCTTTGTACTTCGTCCAAGAGAAGTCCATCTCGCTTACTTCCACGCCATTATTGCGCAGAAATTCCTTTTGCTTTGGCGTTGCAGCTTGGTTCAGCCAGCGTTTAGATTTGTTCGCAGCATTGCTGTCTTCGACTTCTCGCAAGAAGTCATCTGCCGCAGCCATCGCCTGTACCTTCTCACCGATTGATACAACTCTTGCGCGTCCGCTCTGGGCCTTTACGATAGCGATCCAGTATTTTCCGATATGACCTACCATAGCGAAGCCTTGAAAGCCTGTAGCCATCATTGCTGTGCCTAATCCATACGGGTCAATCCACATGAATGGGGATAGCTGCATCAGATCGTATTCTGTCATTACGAAGCTGTCTAAAACATCTTTAACTTTTTGTTCAAACTCATATTCACAGAACGGACATATGCGAGTATTTGCAGCGACTTCGCTTTCGCAGTCTGGGCATATTTTTGTTGGCCCTTCGGCATTTGGGTCTTTGGGTCTTCCATCTAGGTTTGCAGTTTCATCTAAAGCCCCGTGAGTAAGTATAGATGTGCCAAAGTCCATGACAACGCAATCGGTCTTGATGGTGTTTGGGTATATCTCAGGATCAAGAATACGCAGACCGCGCCCAATCATCTGCACCATTGTGCCTTTTTGAGAGCATGGTCGCGTTAGGATGATGCAAGACACTGGCGGAGCGTCGAACCCCTCTGTTAGCACCATGACGTTAACGATCACTTGCATGTCACCGAACTCAAGATCGTGCAGCATTGCAGCGCGTTCGTCTTTTGGAGTTTCTCCAATTACGAAATCTGCTTTGACGCCAGCGCGTAGGAAAGCCTCACAGACGTGTTCCGCGTGTAGGACTGTAGAGCAGAACACAACGGTCTTGCGATCCCCTGCCTTTTCTTTCCACTCTTCTACAATGCGTTCGTTAATGACGCGGCGATCCATAATGGCCGCAACCTCTTCCATGTCATACTCTTTGCCACGGCGTGTCACATTATCCAGTTGATCGTTAAGTCCAAGGTCAACAACGTAGGAGGTTGGGCGGACTAGAAAGCCTTCGCGGATTAAAGTTGCCAATTCAATCTGGTGCGCACAATTATTGAATACACTGCGCAAACCTTTGCCATCGCCACGGTTGGGCGTTGCGGTAAAGCCTACGATCTCAGCGTTTTCGTTATCCATGCGAACAGCGTCAATGACTTTGCGGTAGGTGTCCGCAGCCGCATGGTGGCCTTCATCGACTACAACCATGTCGAAAACAGGGCGGTCACGCAGATTGCGATCACGCGACATTGTTTGAATCATTGAGAACACAGCATCGCCGTCCCAGTGCTTGACTGTTCCGTTAACGATGCTTGTTGTGATGTAGGGGTTAACCTTTTCGAACTTAGCTTTGTTCTGTTTAACAAGCTCATCACGATGTTGAATTACAAGAATGCGTTTCCCTTTCTTGTGGCGATTGCCAACGAGAGCGGAAAGCATGATGGTTTTGCCTGCACCTGTGGGGGCGACAACGAGAGTGTTTTTGTGCTTGTCTAACGCGTTACATGCGTCAGACACAGCTACCTCTTGGTATGGTCTGAGTATCATGATTATACCTATTTGCTAGAATAGTTAAGGTGGGGGGATTAGCGGCCACGGCCCCCCGATCCGTGTTCTAGCAGGCGCGGAATGGCCCTGCCGCTAGATTACTTTTGCGCCCAAGAAGGAACTGCGCCGCTATTTTGCGCAGGAGCTTGTGGAGGAACATACGCGGAGGCAGCGGGAGTTTGCTGCATCGGGACGTTTCCTTGGGGCAAAAATTCACTATTATTAGGCGTGAGAGCGGCCATCAGTTGATTACTGTCTTTATAGCCGTTCGTGCCTTTCTTGATGCCTACCTTTGCACAAATCTCCATGCCGCTCAAGTCCATCATTCCGCTGACATTGCGGTTTTGCTGGGCCTGTGGCGTCATGTCCGCAGGATCAATGTTGCGTGCGCTTTCGACAATCGACTTCAGCGTGCGCAGACCAATCTCTTTGGCAAGAGGCATACCGCTTGGGCCAATCTTATCGCCATCGACAAAGATGCTGTGCCAGAACTTGCGGCGATCAAACTCACCACCAACGATGGTGAACTCAAGGTTCATCCATTTGGCGGCTGTGCTTGCGGAACGCTTGAACCATTGGCCTTGGCCGAACTCAGGAAGTTCGATGTCGCCCATCTGCACGAGCACAACTGCACGAGCGATTGTGCCGATAGGGATGAGGCTGAGCTCTTGGTTCTTCGGGTTTTCGTCTGCGGGTACATTATTAAAATTAAGCATTATGCTTCTCCTTCGCTAGAAGTTTGAGTTGTAGGATCGACAAATGTTAGATCATTGTCGGTTAGTGGTGAGCCGTTATTCATCTTTTCAATCAGTTTGCCAAGATGCGGCTCTTCGAGAACGTCAAGCCTGCCAGAACGGTCTTTGGCTGGATAGCCCCATTCGTTTAGAGGCTGACATACAAAGGCACGATATTGCCCATGATCACCTGTTAATACTGCCATTGTGATTACTTCGTCTACAATACCGGGCAATTCACGTCCAGTTTTAGCACCTTCGATCTGCATGTTATATTGCTTGCGACCATAATCGTCAGTGATCTCGTCCAAGATGCCGACAAAGATCACGTTCTTTGTGCGGATGTGCTGGATGTGCGTAAGCCACGACATCATCTCGCGTCCGTGCATTCCATAGACTGCGCGTGTATCAACCTTACCAGACCGCTCAGAGCGCGTCTCAGGCTGTTGTAAGCACCACTGAAAGCACAAACGTCCTGCCACGGTGATTGAGTCCACAAACAGCGTATCGTACTTGCTCCACACGTCTGAGGAATCACCGTACATTGCCGCCACATAATCGTAGTGCGACTGGCCGTATGGCTGGTCCTCAGAGAGTGACGGGTTTGCACCGCCCAAGAAGCACGCGAGGTCACGGCATTCTACCCATGTGCGAGGACGCACAACGTCGATAGGATGCCCTTCGATTGCTGTATCGCCAGCTTCCAAGTCCATGAATAGGGTGGTTGCTGGGTTTAGGGTACGAGCAAGTGTGGTTTTACCCACACCGCTTGCACCACATACGACGATCTTGTGGCCTTTCTTTTCAGCGAGGCGTTGATCGGCTGTAATGATTTGCAGAGCCATTATTCGATCTCCTCTACTTTGACTGCGCCAACTGCCACAGTGCGGCATTCTTCAAGCTCTTCCCTGATTGCAGGAGGAGCCGCTGTGAATTTGCGCTCTTCTACAGCAAACGTCAGCTTGCCATAGTGTTGCGCGTTTTCTGGCGACATATTGTTCAGCGCGTCACGCAGCTTGTCTTGATCCCATGTGACCTTCTTGCCCACAGTGACCTTGAGCCTATGGTTGCCTTCTGCGATCTGCGCAGTACCAAAGTCTTTACCATTAGCGCGTAAAACGTCTTTCGCTACTGGTAAAAATGTATCTGATAGTTGCTCTTCAACGTCTTTAAGCTCAATACGCAATTCAGAGATAACGTCCTTGAGTTCGTCTCGACGATCAAATAATTCTCGACTGTTCATGTCGATTCCTTTCCGCTTGTTACTAGAGTCCCAACTATAACCATATGGTGTGGGGTGCTGTCAAGAACTTTTTTTGGAAAGTAAAATATCAATTCCCAGACAAGCCTTCATTAACTTCTTTTTCAGCTTGAACTCAGGCGTCTCAACGCCCTTGGCATCGTCAACAATATAATGCCACGCGCCGTCCTTGTCTTCTTTGTTATAACAGAAGTCAGCAACGTAGGCGCATATCTTCTGGTCATTAACCATTAGGTTAAACCGAACCTGTAGCTCAAGGTCTTTGATCACTCCGGCGCGTTCAAGGGACTTTAGGTATAGGTACCGCTCGCCTTCCCATTTGGAATCGAACTTGATCCCTTGTATAGTTACTTTTTTATTTCCGTACTTGGGTCTTGACCCACGCAGCTTGGGATTATATACACTAGGGAAAGTCATTTATGGGAAGGAACCTCCATGCCAAACCCCGGAAAATACAAGTCCGTAGGCGTTTCGATAGACGCATATGATAAGCTGGTAGCTATTGCGGATCACGAGGATCGTGCGATTGGTCGTCAGCTTGCGCGTATGATCGAAGAAACATACGAGAACATTCAGGATCATGTCAATACCAAGGCATTATACACGGCCCCCGCAGCTTCAGGGATCGGTGGATTGGCATCCGTTATTGACGATTAGAGCAGACCTACGTTCCCTAGACCACCAAGTAATGTAGAGGCAATATATGGATTAGACTTTGCGCGTTCGCGCAGGTTCATCTGTTGCCGTACAAATTGTGGGTCTACGCTTTGCGTGATCTGAAGGTCATCAACGGACATCGGCATTGATACTTCTGGAACACTTGTTCGGGGTGCTTGAGGGGCAATGCCACGAGCCTCTTGATCTGCGAACAATGCTCTTGCACCACCTTGACGAACTGCTGTCTGACCACGGTTAGCTGCTTGCAGCCCCGCGACAAGACTTTTTCCAGCGCCAGTTGCCCTTTCTGTAAGTGAAGCACCTGACCCAGTTGCTTGAGCAAACGACTCGTTTAAAGCCTGTGACAAACTTTGCGCAGTTGCTTGTGGACTTGTGCGCCCAGCTTTCATTGCAATAGCTGCTCTTAGAGTTTGTGGGTTATTAAGCATGTAGTTTAGTGCTTTAAACCTCATGCCTTTTTTGAAGTTTACAGCAGGGTTTGTTACCATACCTGTGCGGATAGCATCAGCAGCAAGAGAGCCTGCGCCCTTCTTTCCAGTGTCGCTTAACAATACAAGCATTTCTGATAGTTCTCTAATATCATCAACCGCTTGCTTTCCAAGAACTTTGTTTAGCATGTCTGGCTTGTAAGCCTCTAACGCTTTTCGAAGTGAAGAAGCAGCGGCTTCATTAACAAAAATGTCTTCATCTACAGAACCAAGAATATCACTTATAATTGTTCGTCTTATAGTTTCTTTTGCTGCATCGTTTCCATTGAAGAACCCCATAACTCTGTCCATTTGAGAAGCAGAGGTATTGCGGCTTAAAAGAAGACTTGCAGCTTCCTCTGGAGCTATCGTTCCATCGGCTAAGTTTTTAAGAGCTTTTGTCGATAGAGCCTTATCAAGACCTATCTGAGCATCTTTTACGCTTTTTAAGGTCTGAACAATATTATCACTTGGATTTTGAGCGATAATCCGTTGCATAATTTGGTCGTCAATTTTCTTAACGCCGTTATATGAAAGTGCTTTGGATAGACTTTGAACTTCGCCCCATTGATCGCCAAACAACAGTTTGCCAGACTTTCCTAGCTTTTTGATCTTGTTGTTAAACTGCACGCCGTTAAAGGCCAAGGGATCGCCAAAGTCCTTGTTTGCTACCAGCAAAGCATCATCAAGGTAGCTTTTAGCCAAGGTTTGACGCAATTCTTCACGACTTATTTGCGATAAGGAACTATCTGCTGAGTTCAAAACGGCAGCTATTCTCTTAGGGCTATCTGTTATTCTATCGAAAAGACGACCCGCTGTTAGCTTTACGTTCTCACCAGAATCACCAAGGTTCCTAATAATTCCTAAAGTTTCTAAGTCGTTGAAGAGTTTAATTTCACCGCGATAAGAAGCGCGAGCATCCAGTAATTGACCCATTGCTTTCTTAACTGTTTTAGCGTTTTGCGCTCCACCCACGCCTGTAAGTTTAAGTCCTCCAGATTTATAGTTGCTGGGGTCCATCATGCGATCAATGTCACTCTTTAGCCCGTTCAAGAGCCTGCGAGGCGTGGTGTCCTTTATACCCAATGCAGGGTCCATCAGTGTGTCGTTAATGTTCTTGCGAAGTTCTTTTAAACCGTTGAAAGTAGTAAAGCCTTCTTTCGCGCCTACAGCGTTTAGCTGGTCTATTTGACGACCTATTTCCAAAAACTCGTCAGGAGCAACTTTGTTCGCGCCAGCGTATTGACTGTCGATAATGTCCCCAAAGCGTGTCTTCATCGCCTTTATGTCGAATATAGGCATTTCTCCGCCGACAACTTCTTTTTCCACGCCGTTTATGGTTACTCGGCCTTTAACTCCAGACAGAGTGTTATCAACATTTTGAAATTGAATCTTGCTTTGCTTCATGAACTCTTCGTAATTCTTTACAAGGGACTCTAATACAAAGTCATCTATCTCGCCGCCAGATTTAGTCGTTTTAGTGAGCATAGAAATTGTATCATCAATAGCTTTCATGTGAGCGCCTTGAGCAGCCTTTAAACCATCTTCAAGTTGTTTGGCTTTTGCAGGTACAGAGTTTCTTATTACTTCAGCCAAATCATCGACTGTAGATATTCCAGCTTCTCCAAGTAGCTTTTCTTTTTCGTTCAAAGCAAACCTGATGTTTGCCATTGCTCTTTTTTGTTCATTACCACCAATAGCGCCAGCAATTTGTGACGCCTTAGCAATACCAGCAGGCATACCAGCGGCTGCGTAGCTGGGTTGCCCCGGAACGTCTGCGTCCATAATCTTTAATGCAAGATTAGCTTGATCAGCACCTAACTCTCGTTCCACTTGGCCCATAGCACGAGCACCTGCGTTGACGCCTTTGCCAGCCGCACCGATAGCCATTTTACCAAGTTTGAAAATAGCATTACCCGCGAAATCTAAAGTACCAGCAAGTGCAGCTTCTCTTGCCACATCAATACCAACTTCGCCAAGGCTTTGTCTCTGAATGCCTAACAGGCTTTCTATGCCCTCTTCAGCAGCTTGCCCCAAGCCAGCGCCAGCGGCTGCACCAACCGCGCCTGTAACCAGCCCCGGAGCGCCAAGGACGCCACCAATAACCGCGCCTATTGTCTCAGGCGCGATTCCAGCGAGATCAGAAATATCTCGCATACTAAAACCTTCATCTTCGATGATAAGGTTCTGACCAATAGGCTCCATGCCCTGACTTAATTGACCAGCTTCGGTCAAAGCCAAGAGGCCCTTTGAGTCTTTAGTGTAGCCTTCTTCACCAACGATCTTACGCAGTATCAGTTCTTTTTCCTCAGCAGTCTCGCCAAAGGATATTTTCGCTCTCAGTCCACCAGCCGCACCAGTATCGTAATCAAAACCATCGTCTCTGTCCGATGCAGAGGCTCGTAGGTCTGAAAACGAAGGCGCACGATCCATGCCTATATTACTTTTTGGTCGCCCAAGAATATCATCGGCAGAACCTTTCCCTGAATCAAGCGCGCGCGATATTTTAAGCTCGTCAGCAGCGGAAATATCTTCTGAGCTTAATGCCCTAATTAAACGGAGTTCGTCTTGAGCGTTCACTTATAATCCTCCATTTTTCGAGGCTTTTGCCCACTAGCTATACGGCGTTGGTTAATAAGGTCAAGTTCGGCAGGACTAGGGGCATTGCTACCTTGATCCGCAGATATAGAAATTCCAAAGTTTTTCTCTAAATTACCAACAGCAGTATCTAAGTTTGTTTGAGCCTGTGAGACTGTAAAGTTATATATGTCCTCAATTTGATTTAATATCAACACAGGGTCGTTGTTAAAAAAGCTAATTTCACCCACACGTTCACTGACTAGCTTTCTGTCACCATCAGACAACGTTTTTCCTGATTCTTTAAGTATGTCAGTAGCGTTATCAATAGAAAAGTTTTTAAGTGCTTGCTTCGCTTGAGCCGTATTTGATGGCATACCACCAGCAGGAGTGTAACCTATGGCGCGGAAGAATCCTGTTACTTTATCAAGAGCCTGACCGGGGACGCTTACGCCAGCTTCGATGTTTTTAATTAGTTTTTGGAATGTGGCTTTGTCCTTGTTAATCCCCTCTTGGTATCCAACAAATCTTTCTACGACCTGACCGGAATCTTCCCCCAATTTATATTTGGAAGATGTGGCCCCACTGTAATTTGGATTGGCAGCAACACCGCTAACCACTAGCGCGGCGGGTTGATCTTCCCACTTTCCACCAACAAGTGAGACTGGCTCATACTTAGCACCCCAAGCGTCACCTAAGTCTTGACCTTCTGCGCGTTTAGCAAGAACATCCATGCGGTCAGCCGCGCTAATGAACTCATACTGAGACTCAAATTTAGGATCATTTATAAGTTTATTAAGCTCATACTTGTTCAACGGAACGAGTTGCCCTTTGTCAAATCCAGAGAACTCAGCACCCGGCTCTCCGCGCTCGTAAACCCAATATGAACCTCTGTTCATGATTTTTTCTTCGGCGGCGGCGCGAGTGGCTTTATCAGCGGATTGAGTTTGCAGAGCGTACTTACCGCCAGCAAGAGCGCCTTCACGGGCAAGGTTCTTAGCGCGTTGGAGTGCAGGCATAGCCTTGTCTCCAGCTTCACCAACAGACGTTAGCATCTTACTAACGTTAAAGCTCTTACCAGCTTTGTTCTGCATAAGAGCAAGACCAAACGCCATAAGCGCATCTTTCTTATCTACTTTGCCGTTAGTATCAATTCCTGTGGCCTCAGAAAAAGCCTTCTTGTATTCTTCAATGGTACGCTTTTCAGGTACCGCTGGCCCAGCGCCACGCGCGGACTCAAAGAAGTCATCCATAGCAGCGAGGAAGCCTTCGTCCGTCTGCTCTTGAGTAACAGCAAATTCACGATCTCCGGGCTTTTCAACTACAGTACCACGACCACCTTCAACTGTTGAAGGCATTATGTCCAATGCAGCAAGAGTAGTAGCTATATCGTCTACTTCTGCATCAACGCCCAATCCGCCAAACTCGCCTTCAGGACCACCAAAAAACATATTGGGCTGATCTGCTCCGGCCTCAATGTCTGCGAACTGTGACATTTGTTCGGCTAACGCGGCTTCTTCATCCATTTTAGCCTGACCCGCTTCGGTTGGAGAACCCAAGTAGTCAATAATCTGGCCCGGAGCCGCGAGCATTGCATCGCCAATATCTTTATTTGTCTCATATAGCCAAGATGGAATCTTTAACATTCCTTGACCAAAAGCACCAATTTGAGTGTCAGCAGGCTCCATGCCAAAAGGACCAGATGCGTTTATTCCACTGTTGTTCGGATCAGCCATGATGGACCTCTTTTATTGTGCGCCTTGGTATGTGGCGTACATGCCTACACCCTGAAGGAATGGATTAGGAGCTTGTGACGGTGTTTGAGTGTAAGCACCATACATGGAAGCAGACGGAGCACCAGTCAGATAGTTCTGAGCGTAACTATAAGGAGCAAGAACCTCTTGAGTGTAGTTAAGCTGGTTCTGACGAGTGTAATCGTTATACTGTTGATCGTACTCGCGAGACTTTCCGCCAATCCCGTACATATAGCTAAGGTCAGCAGGAGCCATTCCAGCGTAAGTTTTTCCAATGTCAGCGGACGTGCCAGCCAATGCGCCGTATCCTTTGCCAATATCAGCTTGAGCACCGCCCATCTGTCCTACCGTTGACCCAAGGCCACCTGTCAAGCGACCAGCTTCAAGGTCACGCTTCTTTTCGTCCTCTGAGGCACGAGCCTGCGCTTCTGCGCTAGAAAGCCCCATGCTGCGGTACATATCAGCCGCTTTTAACATACGGCTCTCAGCACCCTCAAACGAACTAGATTCAGCACCTAGTTGCGATCCGGCGATTCCACCAAGCGCGGTTCCAGCGGTTTGCTGACGCTTCTCGCCTGATTCGAACGCGCTCTGACGGGCATTTTCAACTGCCTGAGCAACTGAAGTCTCAAGCTGCGCTCCTGTGAGGCCACGGGCCTTACCGTCCTCATATGCTTTCATTTTGGCGCTATTGATCATTTGCTCGCTGTTCATGGTGCGTGTGGCACCTGATTCGTAAGCAGACATTCCAAGTTTGTTCATGGTTTCTGCTACAGCGTTTGACAACTGAGCACCTGTGAGGCCGCGAGATCGTGCGTCCTCGAACGCTTTGGCACGCAACTGCTCTTCAGTCTGAGAAAGGCCAGCAGAAGTGCTTGCCGCCGCTAGGCCACGCTTCGCCGCGTCTTCATACGCTTGTTGCTCAATGGTTGTACCACGAGCGCCTAGCTCACCTGTAAGGCCAGAAGCCTGCAACGCACGCTTACGAGCCGCTTCATCCGTGGACATTGCGCTTGAAAGCGCCTTGTCGTAACCCTGAGACATTAGATTTGCTACAGTGTTCTGCTTTGTTTCTTCAATCGCACGTTGTGTTTCAGCCGCTTGGACACCGGAGCGAGAACCGCCGAACGCTCCTGCGCCGATTGCTCTTGCTGAGTCAGCTTGACGTTGCTTTGCGCCTTCACGGGTAATCTTCTGCATTGCTGCGTCAACAACCTGAGACTTGTAAGGGTCCATAAAGCCTTGAGTCGCGGATGCAGGATCAAACTTTCCAAGTCCCTGCTCTGCTAATTCAAAAGCACGTCCAGTGCCGCGATCAAATGATTCACGCGCTCCAAACTCACCTTCTCCAGCTTTATTCAATGCGTCCCGCGCATCACCTAGCCCACCGCTAAGGCCATATTCGCCTTGAGCGCCACGCATCATCTGTTGTCCCTCTTTGAACAATCCTTGATCTACGCCATATGTACCAGTGCCTTTGCGCAGGGCGGCTTCGTCTACACCGTAAGTGCCTTGCGCACCTGTGATGCCTGATCGTGCGGTGTCATATGCGGTTTTGTCTACGCCGAATACATCTCTGCCGCCCTCAATTGAGGTTATAGCATCTCCATAAAGAGTGTCCGCTCTGCCTTTGGCATCAAATGCCTGAGTGCCTTGATCTGCTTTGGTTTGAGCATCTTTAAGCTCAGTGTCGTATATGTTTTTTGCGCCTACTTCACCTCTACCAGCTTCAAGATACGTCTTGGCGTCTGGAAAGTAATCGGTAAGAGCATCTGCAATGGTTGTTTCGCCAGTATCGAACGCGTCTGCTGCATCTGGCAGGTAACGAGCCTTGCCCTCTGCGTCCATAAAGTATGGGTTAGCGCGGTCCATAAACGCTTGACGCTCTTCATCTGTGTCGAACGTGTTATAAACAGCAGTCTGTAGCGGGTCTTCACCAGCTTGGACGTAATCAGGGACTTTGAATAAATCTGGATACGCTTCTGCATCCATAATTCCGCCTTGGAGGACGCCATCAGCGTCTGGCGTTCCAAATATCTGCGCCAGCAACGCTTCATCGTAGTCCTGCATGTACGCAGGGAGTTGGCGGATACTTGTACTGGTTACTGAAGAATCGCTCATTACGCTTTCCTCTCAAGGTTGTTCATCATGCCATACATTTGATTTATTCCGCTTTGAAGGTTGCCATTTCCAGCGCCTTTTACAGCGTCACGAGTCATTACAAATTCTCCGGCGGTCAACATGGCGGGTACGTCATCTTTAGTTCCAGAACCTTCACTTGGCATAATCCCGCCGTTTCTGCGAGGGTAATACGCCACGCCGCCTTGGTTTTTGTAAACAGGTACGCGTCTCTCAGGAAGTGGTCTACTCTTTAGGTTAATTGGGTTTTCACCCGCACGGCGGTTAAATCGCTCCATGTTTCCGTATGGATCAGGGTCAACTTCTTCACTGAACAAGGAATCTAGCAACTGAGAGCCAAGTCCCATTGCGATTGACTCACCAAACTTTGAGTTCAACATGCGGCCAATGGTGCTTTCTGGGTCTGTGTTAAAGAAATCTCCGATTCCCATAAGACCTTCGGCGCGTCCAGAACTTCCGTTCCTACCCGCCTTGGAGGTAAAGTCTAAAGCGCCCTCGACAGCCATATCTCCGCCTCTGGGGCCACCAGAATTTTTACCACCGCCTGTAAGTCTGGACAATATGTCTCCGCCACCTGTTCCTCGGTCTGAATCCACTCCAGACATCATATTGTCTAAGAACGGGATACCAGTTCCACGGCCTGACATAGCGCCAAGCCCACCACCGATAGCACCACCAAGCAGTGCATCACGGAGGCCAACGTCTTTGCCCTGCAACTTGCGCAAAGCCACGTTGCTAAGTGCGCCTTGAACAGATGGGTTTGAAGCGGCTTTTGTTAAAAAATTACCTATCTCAGCCCAGAAGAACTCTTTCTGACCAGTCATAGGATTCACGCTATTTTGGCCTGAGCCAACAACGTAACGGCGAGGATCAGAGCCTGCATCTTGAAACGCACGACCAAGGCCGCGAGCCACTTGAGGGTTCTGTTGCAATACTTGTTTGGGTACAACTGTCTCACCGGGGGTAAGGTGCGCCATCATCGTGTCGCCGTTTCTCCCGTAGCGTGCTGCGTTCTGCATTGTACTAACCTCGTAATTACTTATCTCAAGTTACCAAATGTTCCTGAAAAATACTAGAGCGTTGACCCAGAAATTGCCACAGGCATAGTAACCTGAACATTTGTACTTCTTTTTTCCGATCCTGTCCAACTTTGACCACAATCGGGGCAGTTACCATCCGGGTAGGACGCAATTTCTTCCGGTGTGTCTACAGCATTTTCGCAATTTATGCAATAAACTGTATCTATGCTACCAGATGGACGCCACTTAGAGCCGTTTGACATTGTAATAATTGTATCAGTCATGAGATTGTCACCGTTACTGTTCCGACAGAACCTGTCGCTTGTGATCCTTGAACGTATGGAGAATAGGGTAAAGGGACCCGCAATTGCCCACCGTGATTAAAGACGGCACCAGCTTCTAGGCCGGAGTCGTCTGTCTGCAAATTAGTAAAGACCGTAAACGTGTTGCGGCCCTCACCGGGATTTTGAATGTTTTGCATATAAACTGAGTATGAGCGCAAAACCTCAGCAAAATATTGCGGATCGTATTGATCCGGCGGTATTGGGAAGAACGGGAGTATAAGGTTGCGAGACATTAACGCCTCCCGTCAGGCCGAATGTCCACACGCGGGGAACCTAGCCTCCATGCAACACCAGTGTCTTCGCTTTCGATCCTGAACGCAAAAGACCTACCCCTAAGCCGAACAAATACCTGCTCGGTGAATTGCTCTACCGGGATACTGGCTGTTTTAGTCACTGACCGCGAGTCTGAGGCGAGGTAATTTCCGCCGGGGAAATTCCTGACCTTCAACGTCATAGTCGCTTGAGGCGTCTCGGCAGTAGAGTTACGGAAGGTTAAGTCAGGAATGAGCCTGCGCATGAACGCAAACTGGTCGCCCTCGCCCAAGTCCATTTGACTGCTTTCAATATACGATGAAATTGCACTTGCTGGGCTTGTACTTCCATCATCAAACCCAATCTCTTGCAGATACAGGTAATGATCAGGAGACGCGGCAAGTGGGTCGATGTTAACACCACGATCCAGCCAGCATGTGCGAGACATCAAGCCATAATACCAGATTTTCTGATCATAGTTGTATGTGACGTAGCTGTCGTTCTCACCGCTTGAACCGGATGGATAGAACCAAGTTACCTCAGAAAAGGCAGTGTTTAGCCCAGCAGTCACCTTCTCAAGTTGATCGTTATTGATGTTAGAGAACACATAATCACGAACTGAGCATGGGATACGTTGTACTGCACCGCCGTAAGCGTAAAACTCCTCAGCGCCCATCCAGAATACATTATCTTCGACGGCAATAGCGGCCAGTGGGCTTGCAATTGTTATATTCTCTGAGATTGAGTTAATGCCGAATGTGAATGGGGGGCCAAGGTACTGCATCGCGTGTAGAGAACTATCAGTAAATACAAGGACTTGCTGACGAGTCTCAAGGGCTGTAATGATCTTAGAACCTGAACCGATACGCAAGTCGCCTGCGGTGTTGTCCACAAGTGATTGCCATTCAAGGATGTTTTCTTGGTCGGAGAATCTAATAAGTAGAGGGTCTTGCACGCCCGGATTTAGTTCGGAGTCGCACCCAAAGGCAATAACGTGGCGGTCACGGTCAGATACCATGACTTGCTTTGCTACTGTTGGAACTTTGTTCGCTCCTGCTATAGAGGAAAGTTCGACGGCTCTTGTGGACGTTCCATTAGTTCGGTCCCAATAGAAGATGTCGCCATCACGAACATTCATAAGCAAGTCTTCGCCAAAGTTGTCATGTGACCATATACGCAAAGTCTGTCCAGATGCGGACAATGATGTCCCTGAACCCCAAGCACCACGGCTCCATGTACCAGCTCCCCAACCGTTACCAACGATTGTTGTGTCGAGGCCAGTGTTGATCTGGTATGTGCCAACGATAGAACCGCCGCCATTCCCAGAATCTGCTGAAGTTGCAAAAACATACGTTGGGTTTAGGCCAGTAGTTGTTGTAATGCTGCCAATTGTGCTCACAGTGCGAGCCTCTACTTGGTAGCTATTGTCGTTTATAATTAAAGTTATTTCGTACTCTTGGTTAAGTATGTCTGCCGTGACCGCTCCGCCAAGAGAAGCTGCCGCAGAAAATGTCACAAAGTCATCTTCCAAAGCCCCGTGATTACTGTCCGTTACGATCAATGTGGCGCAGTCTACAGCGGCACCTGACGTGTGTGTCGCAGCTATTGTGTCATTGACACCGCGCGTACATCCAATCAGATTGTTGCCGCTCAAACCACCGTATGTAATTATCTCACTGTCAATTTTAATGCGCCCAGCCGAAGGAAACCCAGAAGATGACGTTAGGGGAATCACAGAGTCAATAACGGCTACATTGGCAGAAATGGTGTTGGCGCTTGCGTCGAATGTAACCTCACCAGCCGAAGTGGTTGTACGAATCGGCGTAATGTCGTTATAACCACCGCCTTCGTTAATGTAGTATTTTAGGTGCGTACCAACGCCCAAGTAATTCGTGCCATCTAGCGCCACCCAAGGGTGAAGTGCGCGACAAGTTCCTAAAAACGTTTTGGTAGATGACTTTATCCAGCCGCCTATCTTTTCAGGATACCCAAAGCGAAACCGAACCTTGTCCATGTCAAACCAACCACCTTCGTTGCTATACGAAGTGGTTTCACGGTTGATACCGGGGCGGAATTGAAGTTTCTGTAACGGCATCAGCAATCTCCAGTTGGAGTTATTATACACAAAAGTTCGGTTTGCACCAGTGTTAGGTTTAAACCGATGAATTGTTCGAGTTATCTGATTTTTACAAATAAACCGAACAAGTTACAGCATAAGCTCAAAATGAGGACCATCAATAAACGGGCGGCGATTCTGTGAGCGGCGCTCATCAACGTAGCTATTCATAGCATCTTCCATAGTGCCCCCGTGGAACTGAGCGATATTTGAAATTGTCCATGCCGCGCCCCAGCGTATAGGAACATCTACTTCCCTAGCCGCTTCGGCC